CTATAACTATGAGCCAAGCAATTACTAGTTATGTTGTTCGCCTTGTCGGGGTGTCCAACGTCGAATCTGTGAGAAGGCTGCGATTAGCGGTCCTAATTGTCTCACATTTGCTCATACCAGCGTTCTTAACTATTTTGTTTCGAACGCTGTTCGCACGATACAAGAACAGAGTCTTTTCTTGGGTCGTGCATTTAACGGCTGTGCGTTTGTCAATTGCGCGCATGGCCCGTGGTGAATTTTCTCGCACCAGTGTTCCTACTGTTGCCCAGAAGAAGGATCATTCCCATCCGGTGAGCGCCGCGAATCGTAGCGCTGCACGCCTTCTGATCGAAGTTTTCTCGAAAGGCTTAGGTCTTAGTCCTTACTATATTCAGGCATCTCCAGCTGAACAGAGTAAGGGCAAGTCAAGTAGAGATTATTATTGGTCGAAGGATGTCAGCGCCGCTCCCGTTATTTGCCACAAAGATCCCGCAGACGTCTACGTGCTTGTCGATGTTGACTATTACATTGACATGCCAAAATGGCTGCTTAAACACCCCAATATCACTTGCCTGTATACGCTCGTACCAGAGAGTGTATCCTACGTGTCTGATGATTATAGCTACACATTTGATCAGGATAGTCAGTTAGTTATGACCGTCAGCGGCGGAGCCAGGTATCAACATCCCTTGTGGTCATATGGGATGGACATACTTGATGTGGTAAGTGATAGTTGGTGGGACTATCTCACCTTCGGAGTCACTGCGATGACTTATAACGTTGAATCTCGCAAGATTGCGTAAAATAGATCCGTTATTTGTTTAATTCCAGTGGCACATTGGAGAGGTCCCTTTGGGCTGTTCTTTAGTATGCTGGAACGCAAGCAACTGAGTAGGTTGAATGTAGTTAAAGACAATAAGTTTCTAAGACTTGATGTGGTGTCTCACAATTTGGAACAGACGCACATCAGGTCAACTGGGTTTGTCAATAGCTACCATTGCGCCAATATTCCGGTACAACAAGATACAGCACTTGCAGCTATGTCGAGGAATAACGGCATGAAACTAGTCTCTGCACAAGTGACTAGCGTGATTGCTGACCCTAATTCCCCGGTTAATGATAAGACTAAACAAGCCGTAGTCGCTCTCTTGGAATACCATAACACGTGCCATGGGTTGGACTGTCCTGTTGTGTTCCCAATTGCTAAGTCGGTGAACCACTACCAGTTCTCCCCAGATCACTTTGTTGAGAAACCCACTCACTCAGTCACCCCGTTCATGCATCCACTCCTCCTGGGTTGCTATTCTCCCGATCGAGTCATCGAGAATGAGAGGCAAGCCGTTAAGGGAAGAGTTTTGGACGTCAAGGGTGAAGGTGAGGTCACTGCGTTTCTTGACCAAGTGATGGACGAGTTTTTACAGTTCTTGTTTCCTGAACAAGGTACTTTGCATCCTGTTGACCCTAGCGAAGTCTATACTAGGCAAGATAGACCCTCCCAGCGTAGGTTATTGCAGGAAGTTGATCAGATCGTTTGGTGTAAGCGTAAATTCGCGACCTTTTTGAAGGCAGAGAGTTACGATGAGCCCAAAGACCCCAGGATCATTGCCGTGATCAACGCAAAGGATAAGCTGGATTACTCGTGCTTCATATACGCTTTAACAGACCAGTTTGTTGAGGCGGATTGGTACGCGTTTGGTAAGACTCCACGTGAAATCGCACAGATTGTCGTCAATATTTGTGTTTCTGCAAAATTGTTCGTGGATACTAGCGATCTCAGCCGTATGGATGGGCATGTTAATAATGTGATGCGATACTTTGAACGTAAGGTTCTTTGTAGAGCATTCCATCGTTCATACCATGCTGAATTGTTGGAACTCCATGGCAGTCAATATGGTCATAAAGCCTACACGACTAATGGCATCATCTATGATCCAGGTGATGTTAGGCAATCCGGCTCCCCCGAGACTGCTGGATTGAACTCTGTAGACAATATGTTCATTGGATATCTTGCTGCCCGTTTAGATGGCATCTCCCCAGGTTTGTCCCCTGAAAAGGCCTGGGAAAACCGAGGTGTTTATGGTGGTGATGACGCACTAAACAAAGATATCCCTGCCGACAAGCTCATGCGTGCAGCGCGCATGATGGGCCAAGTGTTGAAATCAAATGTCATAATGAAAGGACAGCCGGGTGTGGAATTCCTTGCTAGAAGGTATAGCCCCGACGTCTGGACTGGTGAGCCAGACAGCTGTTGTGACCTCAAAAGGCAGTTGATTAAGTTTCATGTTACAGTCAACCTTGCGGGTGTTTCTCCAGTTACTAAGCTTCTGGAAAAATGCCTGGCGTATTATCTCACTGACGCCTGTACCCCTCTATTGGGTGCGTTTTGTGCCAAAGTTCTAGACTTAGCGGATGTGGATAAGGATAATATCGATGCAGTTGCTCTGAACCGCAAGATTGTTCCTTACTTTTCCCGTTACTCTAGAGAAGTTCAGTTTCCCAATGCGAATGTGGGAGGGTGGATGTGGGATGAAATACAAAAAGCTGTTCCTGGTATAGAAGTTGGCCATGCCCTAGCCTGGATTGATGGATTGCGTAAAGTTGAAGACGCTTTGAAGCCACCGCTCTGGGAGCATCCTGATCCTAAGATATGCTACCCAGATAAGACGGTAGTAGTCAACGGCGTAATCTATTACCCACTTAGTACGGAAGATTGTAAAGAGAAACCTCCTACTCGCACCTACACTGAAAAGACTGATAAGCATGTTCCGGTTGTCAGTAAGAAGGGTAAGCGCGTTTCTTTTGTCGACCTAACTAGTGCCAACGTGTTTCCTGAAGATCTACCTAAGGCGACACCCAGAACCATGCCAACTGTCCCTGGACGCAAAATTTATAAAGCAAAGAGGAACCTGAAGTACCATTCAGGGGCCGCTTTCTCCAAATCTACACCACCTGCCCCAGCCCCTGCTGTAGATAAAAATGATGCTTCCAAGGTCGCTTCCTCCACCAAACCTAGGCCAAAACCTAGGAAAGGTGGTAAGAAGTAAATCTATAGTTTCCATTTTGCTTAGGCGGGACTGTCCAGGCCGGTCCCAAACGTAAATAATAATGCCTAAGAATGCAAAACCCAAGTCAAAGCAGTCCCAACCTGCCCAAAATGGAAACAACCAGACCCCCAGGAGTGCTAATGCTCGCAGATCTAGAAGACGAGGAGCTGGACCAAATAATCCAGCAACTCAAGGTAGCGGAGTGTACTTATCGCCATGCGCACGAGACTATGTCGCTTGCCTCGCAAACCCTACCCCCTCTGGACCCCTCGCTTGTGTCCCTACTAGTCACCCAAATTACTCACTTAAGACGCGTTGTTACGCACGTGGTACTTTCTCAGTGGGAACGAACTTCACTGGATTCATTGTTGCAGACCCTCTCAAATCTGCTTTCAACGATACGCCTTGCATTATCGCGAATGGCCCGACTTTTGCAGGTACGACCATCGCTCTAAATTCAGCCAACAACATCACTGCAAACTCTAACTCGCCCTATGTTGACAACAATCTGGACAACGATCAGAATGCTGTCAATCCCCGAGTGGTCTCTGCTCTCCTCCGCATTAGGTACATTGGAACCCAACTTAATCGCTCAGGTACAGCCATTTGTTTGCACGATCCTACCCACAGTACTTTATTCGGCCGTACTGTCGCTGATTTAGACGCAGAAGTCCAGTCCAGTCGTGTGCATGTATGTGAGAAGTGGATTAACATTCACTACGCACCCGTGTATGAATCCGACTATGAATTCCGGATAACACCATTCCCAGGTACTTCGATCATCCCTAACATCGACGCCAACTCCCAGTTCTGGTATATGGGAGCTTGGATCTCTTGTGGAGCCGCTGCTACATTTGAATATGAATTCTGGACCGTGATAGAATTCCAGGGCAAGAACGTCCGTGGACAAGTGTTAACTCACTCTGATCCTAACGCTCTTGCTGCAGGTGTAGTAGCCATAACTAGTGTTCGCCCGAGTGACAACCCTCCAGAGGCCACATCCAACAATCTCTTGCAACGTGCCGAGAAGTACATTGCCCAAGGAACCTCTTATGTTGCCGACTTTAAGAAGCTCTGGAATACCGGTACCAAGTTCTACCAATCGCTCAAGGTTGGCCAGAACGCTACAATGGCTATCGAAGGATTAGCTGCCCTCTAATCTCTGTCTACGGACAGGCGCACCCCAAAATGTATATAACAAATCCAACTGATGAAAAATTGATGCAC